GGCTTGTGTTAATAATAAATCAAGTTGATTTCTAAATTCAAGTACATCAATATTTTCTTGTTCTCTTTGTGTCATTAACTCAATTACTTTCAAGTTATACCATTCTACTGCTGTTTGTTTCATTGTTCTATATGATTATAAATTAATTGCATTACCCAAGCATTTTCAAACTCATACATACCACAAATATCAGCAGCTTCTTGTAATGTATCATAGTAATTGATCTTGCCTTCTTTGTTTTTCATAAAGTCCATATCTATAAGACTTATGATCACATATTGTCCTTTCATTGTTCTTCTTCTTCTTTCAAATTTTAATTTATACTGTATGTTCTATTTGTACTCTTACACAATTCTGAGGCAATCTACTTAAGTGTCTGTAATTGTTGATGTAACCCATCATATTACCACTACCAACGGCATTTGCAGAGTGAACCACAACTTCCACAACAGGTTTACCATCCAACCATTGGTTAACCAACCATTTGGTACAATCCATACCAGTTTTTTCTGTGATGTTATCGTAATTGATTGTATAGTTTTTTACAACACCATAATGCCATTCTCTCATTGCAGTATCACCTAAGTCGTGATCTAACGATATCAATTCAATGTTCTCCATCCCAATTGAGTTTATCTTTTGAACAAACTCATCGTAAGAACGAACAACGACCCAACTTGGATCTACTGGTGTACGAACATCATCTAAATAAATTCTAACTTTTGTCATATTGCAAATATAGTATTATTTTTTTATTATACCTAATTCTATTCTGTATTGTTTTATTTTAACTCTTGTATCCTGAAATTCATCACCATCACTAGCTTGATGTCCTTTCATAACCGCAGAAGTAATAATCATTTCATTATCCAATATATATGACATTTTTTCCTGATCCGTTAGTTCACAAGGTGTTACTTCATTCCTAATGTAAGTTCTGATCATTTCTTTAATTTTATTGATCTGTTTGGTAGGATTAGTTTTACCATTATAACTCATAACAGAAGAATCGTAAACATACTTACATAATTGATGTAGTTTATCTATTTCCATTATATTAATTCAAATTCTTTTTTGACTAACTTAATTTCTTCTTCCAATCTTTCAAGTTCTTTAGTTACCATTTCTTTGATAAGGATTCCATTATAAACACTTACCTCATCTTTTCTATTAAATGCTCCTGAATGAGTAAACCCAATTGTAACACCTAAACTACAGGATTTAAGTACAGATTCTAATTTATACTTCTGTCTTTCCAATTTATCAATATCTTCTTTAACTTTTTTTGCCTGTTCAAATTTATCTATCTCCATTTTTATATTTTTTTTTTAAGTATTCACGCCAAACTTCTTGTTTCCTACCATTAACAAAGAACCAACCTAAGTTTATTTCAAACCATTTGTTAAACCGATAAAACATTTTATTTATCATTTTTTATAATTTTTTTACCGTATGTAATTGTGTCATTAAGATAAGAATTAAAAGTTTTTGTTCTATCTTCTTTTCCGTTATAATAATTACCCCAATCCATATTCCCATCTTGTGCCGGTAGTGGTTGAACTTCTTTAACCCCATTTTTAATCACACCAAAGATTCTATGTCTATGGTGATACACATCTTCATGAGTTTCTTTTACACCATTTTGAACAATATCATCAACCCCAAGAAGAGTACGTCGTAGTGTGGGAATAGTCTCCTTTACACCTTCTTGAATAATATCTCCTATTCTTTCATCACCATCTAACCAATCACCATCTTCAGTATGTTTAACACCATTTTGAACTATATTATCAACTCTACCATTACGTTTCCCACACATACTTTTGGTTTTTTTCACCCCATTTTCAATGGTATCTTCAACTCCAACGAACTCATGGAACCGTTGCGCATGGGTGTGTTTCACCCCATTTTGAATAGCATCTTTAACTTTTGATGGAATACGAACGCCCGCATATCCGGTGTGTCTCACCCCATTTTGAATTGTGTATTCAACTGAATGAAACTCCGAAAATGGTATCGGGACGGTGTGTCTCACCCCATTTTGAATGGTATCTTCAACCACCTCAGGTTTAAGAAATCTTGATTCAAACCATTCGGTCACATATTTTTGATTTTCCGAAATATCTAAAGAAATTGCCTTAAATAAATTTTTAAATAAATTGTAGTTATACCACAATGTTTTATCTTTAGTAAATTCAATTGCCCATTTTGATTCTTCAGTTTTAATTAACCAAAGAGATCCATTATGATTATACACATCCATAACATTGATGACATCATTAATAATCTCAAATAAAAATTCTTTTCTTTTTAATTCTTTATAATTATTAATCATTTATTATCTCATCTTTTTTTAAACTTAATTCAAAATATAAGGAAGAACTAACAGACCAAATTAAACTACTATCAACTTTATTTCTTTTCATTTGATCCTCAAAATTTTTAATTAAACTTTTTGCCCCAAAAGTTTGTTGATATGTCTCACAGGAATCAATTACTTTTTTTACCCATTTCTCTACGTCTCCGTAATGTTTACTTCTATTTTCCATTATTACTTATTTAATGAATTATCTTTTAAAACATATGGTGGATAAATTCTTACTTCAGACCCATCACTATTAAAGTAATATGCGGTATCTCCATCAAAACTAATAGTATCTGTGTACCATATAGCGTCGTGCATTGGGTTTAGACCTGAAGTAGGTACATAAACCTTACCACGAATCTCATACCTATATTCTTTCTCAACACAGGAAGTTAATCCCAGCAACATAATAAACATTAATTTTTTCATAATTTTTCTTCTTTGATTTTTTCGTGTTTCTCTTTGAACTTATTGAATATCTCAATCAACTCATTAACGGAATCAAATGCCCATCTTTCTGTTTCAATAACAAAAAAGTCACCACCACCACCATTATCAGTTTTGATTGTTAAGAACTGATCTTCAGTTGTTTGACAGTCAGCATCTTGTGCAAACGTGACCTTGAACTCTTGACTTAATATTTCAACTTTTTTAACCATATCTTATTTTTATCAAAGATATATATTATTTTTAAATAAACCTAATCTTACCTTCAAAATTTTCAACCTCACATAATCCTTCATCAATAGATAATATTCTATCAATGTCTTCTGGTGTTAAATTTAATTTCTCAGGTTTAGCGTGAATCTTAAAACTTCGGGTTAAACTTAATTTAGGATTCTTTATTAAATTTAATACAATTTCGTTTTCACATTTAACAATCATTGGGTATTGACCATTCACGGTTACAATAGCATCATCACCGATAAATATTTCCTCAGTAGATCCAAGATATGGTTTCTCATCAATTACAAATAATTTTACTCTAGTCATTTTTCTTTTTGTTATATATATGATTATGATTTAAATTACCACACTGATCACAAGATTTATAATCCATTGAATTTTCAACATCATACTCAAACTCATCTCCGTGATTAATAATCATCTGAACAATCTCTGTCCACTCATTCATACTTAATTTATTTTTTATCAATCTTAGGTTATCAATTAATTTATCCTGCAAACCATTAATCATCTCAGGACTCCTATTATCATACTCATGAATAAATAGTGATTCGTCATCTATTTCAACGTCAACACCAAAACAATTTTCACTTAAACTAATCTTATTCATATCCCTAAATTATTTTTATAATTCATATCTAAAATATAGGTTTTTAAATTTTTAACTAAAGATTCGGCATCACTTTTTTCATACATACTAGGATATCTTTCCGACAATTGATTTGTGTCTTCCATATCACGACAACTTGTTAATATATCCAATAACATAGATCTTAACATATGTTCCTTATCATATGAATCCTCAATCTTTCTTTGGAGTACAATTTCCTCAAGTTCTCTTGTATATTCAACAAGTTCAATAACTTCAGGTTCATCCATTAAATGTTTATTATTCTTGAATATTTGGTTTACGTTCTTCATGATGTTTATTACATAATGTTTTATACCAACCTACAAGTCTTAACTCCCCTTTTTCTCCACAGGTCTCACAAATCTCATAACTTTTATTTTCATATGAGTGTATTTTTTTAAAAATTTCATCAGATCCAGTATTGATGTAAAATCTTAACGCACCAAACTTTTCTTTGACCTGACAAGTTTGTTTGTCCCAACCTAACTCTATTAGATCGGTTATTAGATCCTTAATTAGTGGAAACCAACCATTCCCACATTGAAAGAACTTAGAGTCTTTAATTGGATCTCTATCGGGATAGAATCCATTCTCAAGTCCACCTATGGACTCAAGGTATTCATTCATTTCTTCTTTAGTCATCTTTTAAAAAATTTAATATCTTTTCTTTAATACTTAATTGTTTAATCCCCTCATTTGATTTTGGAGTTAAAACAAAATTGTCAATTGCCCAAACATCTTTCCAAGGTTCACCAATTTTACCCATATTCAAATCATCAACAGAAACCCAATGTGTAACCTCAGGATGATCGTGTAGATATTGTCTAATTTCAATAGTTCGGACTTGTTCTAAATCCCATTGTCGTGACCATATAAAAACATTACCATGAACCGTACAATTTTGTATGTTTGGAGTCAAAGCAATTGGTCGTTTGATGATCCCCTGACTCTCGTAATAGTCACCAAGTTCTTCAAGAGTTGCGTGTAATTTCCAATCAGATGATACAACAATTTCACATCCCGTTTCCTTAATGATCTCATTAAGGATTTTAACCGCTTTCTTATCAAAGTCATCAAATCTTACAGATACCGGAGCATCTTTACGTTCCTTACTTGAATCAGGATTTGCTGAACGATATTTCGCCCATTTCTTTGTTCGTCCACCCCAATTGTTGGAGAGACAAATTACACCATCGTTATCTAACATCAAGACGCGCATTTTACTTTAATTTTTCTTTTTTTATATATTGTTTAACTTCATCAAAATAGTCAAGATCAACATTATCCATATAAAAATTTCTTTTTGAACTATTTTTACTTTTATCTAAAAGTTGTAAGTTTCTAAAATCATTTATTAAATTAACGGGAGTGTCAGATATAAACCAAGTTAAAGGTATTTTATGATCTATTTCATAATCAAACCAATTTGGGGATAAACTTTCTAAATATACTTTTAATTCTTTTGGGGAATATCCTAATAAAACTATCGTTTTATCAATTTTATTTTTATTTAATTTTTTTAAAGTTTCTTTTAAAATATATCTCCATCTATGTTTTTCCGGTTCATTTTTTCTACTTTTCGCCGCAGAAATTCTATTATACTCTCTATGTTTATCTATATTATTTTCTCTCCATTTTTTATTTTTTTCGTTAATTTTTTCTAAATTATTATAATAGTGTTCCTTTATTTTTTGATTTATAGATTCTCTATTTTCGCCTCTATATTTAATAAAATAATCTTTATTCGTTTCTCTATATTCCTTAGCTTTTTCTTTGTAGTAATCTTTATTTTTTTCATATCTGTCTTTTGAATATTTAAGACGATATTCTCTATTTAATTTGTTAAGTTGTTTACTACATACTTTACATAATGAAGATCCTTTATAGAATTCATCTTTAGTTTTTTCTACCCCACATGGTATAATACCATCTCTATTAGTTTTACATATTTTAGTTTCCATATTTATAAATATATGCGTATGTCTAAAAATAGTACTTTCATAATTACATTATTGATCCTTTAATTTTAAAAACATATTCAATCCATTCTTCAATTATCTCATATAAGTCATCTAACATTTCATCATCAATATTTAACGCTTTACATATTGGTTGAACAAAATTTTTATATTCCAAATATATAACCTCTTCCTTTATATTAAATCTAAAATAAACCTCACCCTCTTTATGATAACAAAGATTTTTTGGGCTACACACTAAGTCACCATAATGTGTGTCCAAAAAATTTAAAATAACTAATATCTTATTCTTACCTATCATTAAAAAATTTATTGAATGGGTGATCCTTATATTTATTGACTTTCCTAACAAAAAACAAGACCATTATTATCAGTAAAAAAAGTATAAAACCTACCATAGTACAAAGATAGTGAATTTATTTTAAATAAAAAACCCCACTCTTTAGAAATGGGGTTTAAAAATGTGTTAATATTTTATTTTTTATCACATATTATTTTAATGTCTTCGTCTTTGAAAGTTTTTCTTTTTATTTTTTCTTCTAATTTTTTTTCTGTATCCTCACCAAATTTACCATCAACGCTCACACCTAAACATTTTTGTACTTGTACTATTTTTGGTCCTTTACATCCTTTATAGTATTCACCATTACAATTTTTAAAGTCAACAACATTAGTTTTTAAAACTTTACATTTATTATCTTTAGGATTTTGTTCACAATACAACCTTAATTTGTCCGCACATTCCTGAACGTGAGTTTTACAATATTCTTCAGACTCAGTTTTAGCGTAGTTTTTAGTCATATCAACTAAAGATTTTGCAATTGGTTCCCAACCATAATCAAAGTCTCCATCTAAAGCATCTAATAATGATTCGTCAAATGTACTTTCATATTTTTCACTTACCGCACAAAAATCACCAGGACTTTTAAACAATCTAAATACATCATAAATTTTAGGTTCATCTGTTCCTAAACCTTCCATAGCATGGTATAATATACCTGAATTTTTTCTAACTTCAGTATCACTCATATATCTTTTCCACTTGTTCTTATCTTTACTTGACTTACAAATTCCAAATAAATTTTTAATCATACTCATTTTATCGTCTTTTGTTGCCGCCCAAATACCAAGTGCTGCAATTCCGGCAACTCCGATTATTGTCCAACCAACAGGCCCTAAACCTAAAAACGTAGTCGCCGCAGCGGCTTCTCCACCTGCCGCAGCCGCAGTAGTTGCTGCCGCTCCAACCTCAGCAGTAGCAGCAGCCGCTCCAGCTCCAGCCTCAGCAGCAGCAGCCGCTCCAGCCTTAGCAGCACCTGTTGCCGCCACAGTTGATCCTCCACCACCAAAAAGAGAGGAAGCGGTTTTTAACCCACCGGCAACTCCAACCGCTGTTTCTACATCTTTACTATTTAACTGTACCGACCCTTTAGGTGGTCCCCCTTTTAGTTTATCTGCGGTAATGATATCACCTGAAGGTAATAAATATCTCGCTATTTCACCATCCGCAGTGTCATATAAAGTATCAAACCAACCTTCATTAATATTTTCATTTAATGTTTTAGATCTATCATAACCCATAAGATTTTTAATCCTACTTAATTCTTCAGTAATAATTTTTTTATTTTCCATTAATGGTTTTTAATATAAATACTTTATAAAACAAAAAACCTCCAATATTTCTACTGAGGGTTCCATATAATTTGTAAATTTTGTTTTTACCATTTGTCAACATCTGTAAGATCTAAAGTTACATCCGCTAATCCACTATAGACCTCAACTATTTGACCAATTCCATTTGAAGTAAACCTATATTCATAATCACCGTACTTACCGTATATTGCTTTGATGTGTTCTTGCCACTCCTCCAATTTTTTAACCTGATCCACATCAAGAGTAAAAGTTTTATTTTTTTTTGGTGGAGTAGGTATCATTTCATGGTCATTTACTTCACCATTTATTCTCAAATACATTTTTTTAATGTTTTTATTTAAATCATCCATATTATAATTTTTTAAAATTATGGTAAATCATCACCAATCTCAAGTGGATTTGTAGGTCTTAATCTGTGAACTCTTTCTTGTAAATTATTTAACATTTCAGACACACTTTCCTCCACAGGATTTATCATATCATCCAATAAATCATCCACCGGTATTTCCTCTCCATGTCTATATTTTTTCATGTTTTCCAATTCACTTTCACCAAATAACTTATAGTTAAAATTTTTATTTTTAGCCTCAGATTTCATTTCACCAATCAATTTATGTAATAATTCTACCGGAATACCTGTCTCCATTGAATCTACTCTATCGTCTTTTTGATTGTATATTTGAATTTGATAACTATTATGGTAAAACCCAAATTTCACATTATTGATTTTATCAATTAAATATACAAGTACTCCGTCTTTTGAGTGATTGTAGAAATAACTAGGTTCCTGAACTGAAGCGGTACACCATCTAGTTTGATAACCATATGAAACAGATGCCGCATAAGTTAATGGTTTAATACACAAATATTGATCATCTTCGTAAATAACTTTAACTTCTTTTTTGGCCATTTTAAATAAGTTACGATTTTTAGCTTGGAATACCTCACTTGTAACCATTTCCCAACTATCATATTTACTAATGTCTTTTTCATTAGTTAATCCTCTTTCCATAAATTCACAAAAATGAATAAATGAATCAACTTCATCCCAACCATATAAAAAAGTAAGTATTTTTTTTGTAATCCAACCATCAAACGTACTGTTATTTAAAACTTGATCAATCTTTCTTTCCCTATGTGAAGAATCTGTTGCCAAGAAATCCTGTTCATTATCAAAGTTTTTTTTAAGTATTTTAACTAAAAATTGTGTATACTTTTTAGTCTCACTATTATCTAATTTACCCATTAAATCAACTAAACTAATGTTAATTGAATTGTTTTCTTTTTTAATTTTCTTTATACCCATTTTCTATATTTTTTTCTTCTAATGATGTTCCAAGTATATATAACTCAAAAACTATTGTTATTACAATCTGAAAGAACCCGCTCAATATCCACCAATTAAGTGGATTGTAATCATTCTCTATCAATAAAATAATTGCGTAGAATAAAAGATTCTTTGATAGGAATGAAAATACATTTAATTTTTGTTCCATGTTATTTAATAATAATAAAAAAAAGTGACCCCATCAAGTTAATGGGAGTCACCTACGTTATTTTTTTCACTAAATATACTATAATCAGGATTGATAACTTTAGATACCTTTCTACGATCACCAGTGACAGATTTAACAACTATACCTTCGTGAGGAACTTTAGTTCCTTCTATGAAGTTACTAAAGACGTATTTGTCTTGTTCTTCTTTATCCCAATTACCTTGATACAACAATTCAACTTTAGGTAATTGTAAACAATCAAAGTGTACAGTTTCATTAAGGTATGGTTGGTAAACACCATCAACCTCTATGTCAAACCCAACAAATTTAACATCAGTTAAACCATAGTCATAGTTTTTTTGTATTCCACCACCATATATCTCACCATATATTACAACACCTTCAGTTAACTCATTTGGTTCGTATGTGTCTTTTACGTAATCCCATAATTTACCTCTTATATCGTATTGGTTTGCAACAGTCTTCCATACATCGGTATTGTAGAAACCTTGAGAGTCAGATCCTTTTTCAACATTATGAGAACCATAAACGTATTCAAATGCCGCCCATTGGTTTCCAAATAACATTTTGATACGATCTAATAAAGAAAGTTTTTTCTTTCTAACTATCCCATAACGAGCGTTAGTCCCATGTAACTTACGAGTTATAACAACCTCATCTTCCTTATTGAACATATCAGGTACGTTCTTTTGATTAGGAAATTTGTAATATACTTTGAAGTTAGGATTTTGGTGGTATTTAAATTTTCTACCCCCACTTAACTGAACCATCTTAACTGGTGGTTCGTATTTGAACACTTCAAGTAACTCCATGCAGTCAGAACCATCATATCTATATTTATCAGGTACAAACCCTATTGGTATTATTAAACATTCAGAATAAACCTTACGAAGTTTTATAGTTCTTACTCTCTGACCTTTACGAAGATAACTTGTAACACCTAAGTCATCAGAAAGTTTTTGTGGTATAACCGCATCGGTAGTTGCAACAACAACCATATCACCAACTTGGTATTCACCTTTCTTGGTGATGGCTTGCCAACCACCAACCAATGCAAGTTCAATGTTATCCGCACCTTCTATTGGTATAATCTCACCGATCAAACCAACATAACATACACTATTATTATTTTCCATTTTATAATTTTTTAATTATCATATAAACCAAGTTCTTGATCATCCTTCATCATTTTTACCAAAAGAGCCTCTCTACTATATTTTCTTATTAGTTTGAATGTCTCTCCAATATCAGTAAAATCAGATGGTGGACTATCATTTCTACCTGGTAAAAATATTAAAGTAAACCCGTGATTACCCGCAAATTTCTCTTTCACTCTGATACCACAGATTTCATCAATATAAACCCAAGGAAAGTTACCAACGAGTTTAACTTCAATTCCAATTTTTTTCAATCTTTCTACAAATACTGTGATTTTATCACCAGTCAATTTTGTGCTTGTTTCTGTTTCCATTTCTATATATGTTCCAAATTTAGTTTCTCTTGTTTTCATCTTAATACGTATCTATGAATTACTATTACTAATTTACCATTGAATAATGCTCGGTCTGTTTGAATGTCAATATCCATCATACCCAAGTCTTCCTTAAGTCTGTTGGATTGGATTTCAACTTCGTGTTCCGCATCTTTCTCATTTTTGAAGAACCCAAAATAGGAATCACATTTCCCTGTCTTATCACATACTCCGTAAATCATCTCTCTTTGATCCATAACATTCTAATTTTTTGTTTTTAATATTCCACAAATCTTTCACCCCTTCGGTCATATGACAATTATGTTTCTTTCCTGTTCTTTTACCGAACTCCACAATCATATCATTATGACGATTTTTAATAACGTGAGGACATTCCTTACATGGGGTTTTCATATAAGAACAAAGATAGTAAAATAATCTAAACTAACTACTATTTTTTGAATTTAAATTCGGTTTTTATTTTTCATCAGTTGTTGATGTAGTTCCCAATTGATTATACTATTCTCTCTTAATGTATGTGGGAATTTATTTCCAATCTTATTTATAAGATCTTCAGAGAATTCTATTCCGTGTCTATATTCAAACTCATCAACAAGACGATCAGTGGGTAAATTTTTATTCTTTAAAAGAATGTATGCTCCTAAATCAGCTTCCAACTCATCATTTTCAGATCTTGGGCCATCATGGTTTAATATTAAATGTGATATTTCGTGTGCCTCTATAAAACGTAAATCATCCATAGTTAATCCATCTTCCCCTAAAAAAACCTCACCATCTATAAAAATTGTTTTAAATTCAGGAACATAAAACCCATAACCATAATCATTAAAAAATTCATTTAATTGACCATAATTTGGATTTTCCTTAAATACAACGGTAATTTGTGTTCCAGGTAAAAATTGTGAGTCATAAGCAAACGTATCATTCATAGTAATAAATATATTGGAGTTGTCATTTAACCTACAACCCCAACTATATCATCTAGATGGTGATCATTATCAATTTCAGAAACAATGTCTCGTTTATCCATCATGTGTACAATCTCAGTTAAACTATATGGGTATAGGTTGTTACCATCCATACCAACATCTAATCTTTTACCTTTACCCCATTTTTTACTTGCAGGTAAGTGAACGTGTCCGTGAAGGTGAACAACACCTTTGTTAAGTCCATTCCAACTTGCAAATGGATAGTGAGTCATTACAAAGTTCTCACCAACAATGTTAACCTGTAAGTAATCACTAACAGATAAGAACATATCTTTAATGTTATCTCTATTGTTTCTAATGTGATGATCGTGGTTTCCAAGAACCAAGTGAATGTTTTTACATATCAGTCTGTCCAAGAAAATTTTAATAAATTCAAACCCACCAAATGAAACGTCACCTAACATAATTAATGTGTCGTTTTGACCAACCTTTGAATTGATATTATCAACCAATGTGTTATTCATTAGTTCTAACGTTTGGAAATCTCTTGTATTATCTTTCGGTACTTTCCCATCAAGTGTTCTCCAACCGGTAACTCCTCTACAAATGTTTGTATGGTTGTAGTGCGGATCAGACGTGACCCACACTCTACCTGTTGTTAATATTTTATCAAATTTCATTATAATTTTATTTCAAAACGGTTACGCATTAATTCTATTTTATCTTCAGGACAATCGTGTACATTTACACCACCATTTCTATTTTCCACAATAATAGAGGTCACATAATAACCATACTTAATTGCCAATTCATAATATGGTTGAAGTTCCCATTCTTGTGTGAATGTGTTTGAGACTGCAATTTTTGGTGTGTTTGACTCCATTGCATATCCAACATATTGTTGACACTCTTTATGAGCTTCTTTTATTTCAGACGCAATAAAATTGTAGTTCCCATCATTATCATAAAAATAATGATCCGCTTCAAACACATTTGGGGTTAATTGTTTTGCAAAAGTTGTCTTACCACTTCCCGGTATTCCTCTAACTAAATATATCATTTTTTCCATAATACAAATATATAAAAAAAACGGCATAAAAAAAAGGGAGATTGATCTCCCTTCATAAATTTATTTTTTTTTATTAATATATCGTTACATTTCCCGATGGTGTAATTGGGGCAACTGGAGTGACTGGAGTGACTGGGGTGACTGGGGTGACTGGTTTAATTTGAACTCCACCTGTAAGTGCCAACATAATTTGATTTAATGTGCTTTGATATTTTTTGCAATCTACCTTTAATTTTAAATGTTTTTTTATCTTTCTTAAGCTATCACAATATTCTGAATTACGTACATCTCTTCGTTTTTTAGTCTCCACATTACCTGTACTTGTACTTCCCTTAGTTCTTGTGCTTCCCTTAGTTCTTGTGCCTGAGTTATTTCTATCTCCTTTAATAACCTCTTGAGTACCATTTTTTGACTCCTCACCAAATAACACTCTTTGTGTTGATCCTCCTGTAGTTCCAGAAAGAACGAAATCAATACTACCAATTTGAACAGTATACTCATCTACAATTTTGGTTATTCTAAAATATCCTTTATTAGCACTGAATTGGGCATCATTATCGTTAGGTGTAATTCTAATCCATTCACCTTCTTTGTAATTATGTTTTTGACCTGAATACGTATCAGCAGTACCAAACGCATCCATAGATATTATTTTATTAAATGTCGTTTCATCAACAATACCCGTTACAGGTAAATTATATTTTGTTTGGAATTCTTTAACCCTCTTTTCAGTTCCACTTTGATACCCTCCTTTAGTAGAAACCTTTAATTTTGTTTGTATTGCCTCAACATCAGGACCCGTACTTCCAATCGTTAAGTCTCTTACCCATTTCGTTGCAGATGGGTCGACTAAACTCCAATTATCTGTAGGTTTTAGACCCATAATTGCCGCTAAAGTTACGTCATCCACAATTCCAGTAATTGGTATTGGTGGCTTTAATTTTCCCCCTACAATTCTTTGGAATCTTATTACCGCATCTTTTGTATCTTGATCATAAACAGCTGGATTTTTTGGTGTTATACCTAATTTTTGTTGTATTGTTGCAATTCCAGGTTTTGTATCACCAAGTTTATATTCTTGCTCAGTTAATAAATTGTGTCTAAAACCTTTAATTGATTCTAATTGTATATTGTTATTATATTTAGGATTTGTGGTTAGAGCAATTTTTCTGTCATTATCAATAACCGCATTATAATTCCAGGGAGTAGTTGATAGTGAGTGTTGTAAAAATTTATGAGTACAATCTATTTCTATAGTTATTTTATTATCCGGGTCATAAAGTGCTCCCATATCTGTAGAATCACTCTCTTCGCTTCTTTTTACCACCCCATAAATAAACTTTTTAATCTGAGGATTATTTATATCTAATTTAAAACCAATACCTGGCCCAGCATTTTGTGTGGCTGGAATTTTGATTTCGGTTTTATTTACTGCGGGATGTTGTGAAATACATTCATAACTAGTAAAATTTATTCCTCCTCCACCAATTGTATACTCTTTCGGTTTTGATTTCCACCCTGCTTTCTCCCATTCATCACGAGTATCCCAACCTGATTTTTTTAGTCCTTCATCCCATTTTATTTTATCTGTTGATCTTTTTTCATCATAGTCTTTTTTAAGTGTTCCTGTTTTTTTAATTGTTCTACGAAATACTTCAAGGGATGGATTTGCCACATAAGTGTATGCATACGAACCACCCTCATACAATTTCTCCCAAAAATTATCATCATCAGCATAACCTTTTTCTTGAGCAAGTTCTATTCCCAAACACCATTCTGGAAAACCTAAAGTATTAATTAGTCTTTTAACTTTATTTTCGTCAGTACTTGTTTTTGAATGTTCAATCCCAATACCTTCCACCGCCCGACTAGCAATAGTCTCATTTGCTGGACCATAATTTAAATTATTACAGTTTGATTTTAATTTAATAATAAGTTGTGAAGCCGCAGTACTATTATTCACCGGAGATAATGTTCTATTTAATTTTTCTGCTTTCAATAAACTACCATCATTTAAACAAAAAGCGTTAGGAGGACATTTTTCATCACTACCTTCATTTAACAAACCATAATTTTCGTTTAGACTTTGTCTAACAATATTTTTTATAAAACTATCTATCATTCTTTTCATATCTTATCCTATATTTAAAGCATTTTTTATGGCCCTAAGCGTTAAAATACCCATTTTACCGTCAACATCTAAACCTGCACTTTTATTTGAGTTTAACCAACTCTGTATATCTGCAGTTGTATAATTACTTTGTTCAACCAAAATATTTGTTTTTACACCATGTTGACTCAAAATGTTTCTGATTTCACTTTCCGTTAATTTTATTTTAGGTAACATAAATATTGCTTATTAAATTTATTTATTATATAAATATAACCATATAATAAAAAATAAATAAAAAAAGGGAACCGAAGTTCCCATTTTAGGCCCGACATTGAATATTTGTCTGACTCCACCACCTTATTTTTTTAAACAAGGAAACAATTATATTGTTACCAACGCCTCAATTTTACTTTTAACTTGTTCAGTTAAGGAAACTTGTTTAACGTTTGTGAAAATAACAGAGTCTTTCAAAACTTTACTTGGAATGTGAACCAAGAATGTATCTCCATTGAAGAAACTTAGGTCTTCTTCTAATACCAATGCTCCGTGCACCATCTTCAAAAAGATTTTGAATTGCGTCTGATCCATGAATGTCTCGTTAATTAAATCACCAAACTTATCACTAACTACTTTTATATTAAAACCCATCTTATTCATATATCAAAGATACTAAATTATTTAACAATAACAAATTTTCTACCAACTTTTTTTAATGTCCCAACAAAATCATTTTTGTGGTCAATACCTCCCCAAAACCCAGATCCGTCTGACCAAACACCTTTTTTATTATTTTTATAAACCATTTCACCATCAAATGTAATGTATTCAGGTTGGTCATTTTTAGTCAAAGCATAAGCTCTTGTCATTTCTCTATTCTCAGATGGTGAGTAATTACCTAACCAATCTTGTCTACATAAAAATGTTGCCTGACCAACAATTATTTCTTGTTCATCAAGGGTTGCTTTCTTGTTAAATTTTTTCTTGAATGTGTTAATGTAAGTTCCCATATGTTTTTTATTTATACAAATATACAAATAAAATTGACATCGTACAAAAAATCCCATAGTTTTTTCTCAAAAAATATGGGATTAATATTGATAAACCAATTAATTCATAGAAAGGAAGGGTATTGGTTGTTTTTGTGTAATATAAATATACAATACTTTAGTAAAAGTCAATGAATTTTTACTTTTAAGATAAAATTTTTGTTAAAATCTTATATAACTCCTCATTTTTTTCTACAGGAAGGTCTTCTAACGTAAAAAACCCACAATCTGAATGTTCGTGACCATCTTCTGCCTTATCCAAGTTTGGCATCTTTTTTTCATCAGATTCATATAAATACACATAAATTAAACCCTTTGGTTCTCCTTTTTTATTTTTCTTTGTTATGAATCCAACCAAACTTATATCCTGATCAATCTTAATGTTTGTTTCCTCATAAAATTCACGATAAGCACAATCTTTTGGTGTTTCATTTTTTTCTAAATGACCTGTTGGAATAAACCATTCCCCTGAATAAGTTTCGTGGTCAGCACGTTTACATAACAAAACTTTATCACCAAATTTTAATATTACACCTGAACTTCTATTTGATTTCATAATAAGAATATATTTATAACTATATGGAGTTAATAGTAAATAATAATTTATTCAATGTCAAATGTGTAATAACCACTAAAGACATACAAAAAGGTATGATGGGTAAAAAATTTGACAAAAGTTTTGATGGTATGTTATTCATAATGAAGGACAGTAATCATTCCTTTTGGATGAAGGACTGTATCATCTCTTTAGATATAATTTTTATAAAAAATAATAAAATCAACAAAATACATAATAATTGTAAACCATGTAATACACCTGAGTGTGATCGTTATACTGGTAATGGTGATATGATATTAGAACTCAAAGGTGGTACTTGTATAAAGTATGATATTACCGAAGGTGATACCATAATGCTACAAGATTAATATTATCTATTATTTGGTCTGAATCTCATTTGATTTGATTTTACTGCAGACTTTGAGAATCTTAATCCTTGTCCTTGTTTTCTAGCGTTTCCTAATGATCTTGCGTGTTCCGTCATTTCAACCTCAAAATTTGGTTCATATCTATTACCACCATCTTCATTAATTTTTTCTTTCAAAACTCTAACAAATTCATTCTGTACCATCTTGGTAAATTTAATATAAGGTGTATCATCTGACTCTTCATTATATTTGTATTTATCTTTAGGTGGTCTTTTAGATCTACCTAAATAACTTAAACCAGAAATGTTAGTAATACATTTATGTCCCCCACTATTAGATTGAATTAAATCCCAAGCGTTTACACTAATTGAATCTAACATTCTCATTTCTTTATCTGTTAAATTACTGAATGGTTTTTTCATTGCTTCTTCAACATCATTAAGAATATCTTTACCATCGGCCATTTGTTTAAATTCTTTACCATATAAGGCGTTAAAATCTCTGAATGTAAAACCAACTGATTGTTCACCAAAACCTTTTCCTGATTCTGATATCCATTTTATTGTAGATAAAGGAATATCCTTGTCTTGTAATTGTGATTTCCACTTGTTTAAGACATCATCTTTGATCTCACCTAAGTTTACACCTTTAAGTGCTCTTTCTTTCTTAAATGGATTACAAGACGCTTGTACCAACCCTAAGGGCCAAGCAATCACCAAGAAGTCCGCATCAGGATTATTTCTGAATGGTGTGTATCTATCATATGATCCTGGTTTCATCATACTACCTCCACCATACTGAACTATAATTTTATCATCAACTTTAACATTTTTGTGAGTTTTCATTGTTTGAACATAACTCTCTTTGTTTTTTTCTAAATCTCCAACATCAGCATAACTTTTTTCTTTGATCTGAGATCTGATGTTTAACAATATACTTAATAACGATGGATTTGCATTCATTACAATATTTTCCAAGAACCCTGGTTTGTTTTTAAATGCCAATAATAATTTATTAGCAACCATACCCATTATCATTTTGTTTTTTTGTAGTGATTGATCTTTATCTACCTTAAACAAATAGTTCATTACTTGTTCAGGACTAATATCATGTTGAGCATAATTTGCTGAATCCACCGTAGATATCAAAGTGATATCGTCAGATGGAAAAATATCTCTTGGAGATACGGTTTGGGATATTGTCTCAACGTTAGATCTTGAAGATTTAAAATTAGTTGAGGTACCTTGTTCAACTCCCGCTTGTGTGTCGTGGTGGTCAGTATGTATAATAAACATTGGTTTACCATGAGCAAAGTCAACTAACACCGGCATAACATCACCCTCAGCATCCAACTTCTTAATTGCAAATTCCTTATCACCATATTGAATGATCTCAGCATCTACCACCTTTATTCCGTTTTGTTCTAAGTAATTTTTCATACCTAAAGCAGTGGTTACACCATCTAAATCTTGGTGAAAATATATCTTAGCCTCAGGGTATCTTTTAGATAATTCCCTGATGTTTCTTATTCCCGATTCCGTTATTAACTTTTTCTTCATAGTTATAAATAGTTTTCAACAAAAAAAAGTTTGCAAATCCAATGTTTTTATGTAAATTAGCTTAAACCAATTAAAAATATATATTATGAAAGAAAAAATCGCAAATTTTTTAGAAACAAAGAAATCAACATTTAAATCTATGGGTGTTGTAATTTTTGTAGTGGCATCCTTACTGGGAGGATTTTCGGTAGGTTATTTATATAACCAACAATACGGTCCTAAGAAACCAACCATTCAAATGATTAAAGTTAATAGGTCTCAAGTTAATTTAGCAATAGATGAAAATAATCATCTAATTGTGATTGATAAAACCACAGGTGATTATACCGTTTACCAAGATTCAATTGGTGTATCAATCTTTAAACTTTACGCTAATAACATTTATATTAACAAATCAAAATAAAAAACTATGAATATCCTTAAATTAACAAAAATAACTTATCTTGGTTTATGTCTTGGGGTATTCATATTTTTTGGAATAATGTCAAATGTGAAAACCTCAAATGATTCTATCTTCACAGAATCAAACTATCATTCAAATGTTCAATCACCAACATCAATAAGAATGTACGAACTGATTGAAAAGTATAGTGATCAGTATCATATACCAAAGTATATTGCGTACAATGTGGCCTATATGGAGACAAGATACTTAGGTCCTTTCCATTGGAATTATAACCCGTATCAAGAATCATTTGCCGGAGCGGTTGGCCCAATGCAAATTATGCCAGCAACATCTGACTACATTAATAAAGTTAATTACACCAAAAAAAGATTAACCAACGATATTGAGTTGAATGTTGAAACAAGTATGAAATTACTTAATAGATTATATACGTTATACAAAGACTGGACTATCGTATGTGGATGTTATAACACAGGAAGACCATTGGTTAATGATTACGCAAGATATTGCTCAAGTAATCATAACTTTAAAAATAAATGGATTTCAATAAATTAAAATTGACATATAACGTGATCACCCCATACGTTGTCATATTCATCTTCCATATTAAACAATTTGTTATAAATACTACGTAAAAAGGAAAACTCCCACTGATTATAGTGGGAGTTCTTTTATTTGTTCTAAAGCTTTGAAATAATTAATTCTTGTTTCGGCAATTTGTTTGTAATTTTCACTTAACTCAATACCTAACCATCTACGTTCTAATATCTGAGCCGCTACTAATGTTGTACCTGAACCAGCAAATGGATCTAATATTACATCGTTCTTGTAGGATAGTATCTTAATTGCCTTGGTCGGTATGTCCATTGAGAAAGTCGCCTTGGTGAGTGATTTAGTATCTGCAAAGTAATTCCACTGACCAAACACAAGTTCCATAAACTCTTTCTTATCCTTCTCCTCATATACAATTTTTTTCTTTAATGACCCATCTTCCTGTTCAATGTCAGTAGGTGTCCCTTTCCACTGAGGTTCTCCTTTAACCTTTTTAATGTGGTGTTTTTTGTATGCTAATATCACACACTCCTTTGGATTATAAATATATGGACTTGATGGGCTCATCCAAGAACCCCATGCCGTTGTCTTAGATCTATGTGGTGATTGTTCTTCAAGATCAACGATACCAAAGAATCCAAATCCAATTTGTTTCATTAACTGATACATCTCAGAAACAAAGAAAATTCTCCCACCTTTTTTTTGTCTGTTAATCTCATAAGGAATGTTAAGTGCAATACGACCATCATCTTTTAATACGTTATACGCTTCAGTTAACCAGTTCTTAGCAAATACTAAATACTCATCAAATTCAACATCGTCGTCGTGCACATCATAAGCAATACCGACACCATATGGAGGCGATGTACAAATTAAGTCCACAGATCCTTCAGGTAATGTTTTCATTACTTCAATACAATCTCCACTTATAATTTTTCCTGTTTCTATCATTTTTTTTTATTTAATACTTTCTAAATAATCCCATACTTCATTTGAAAACTCTTCGTAAAGGTCTCCATCCTCATCATCTGATAAGTCAACAATGTATTCGTCCACACAAAAATCCACAATTATTTCGTGTACTTCACCAAGTGTTTGTTCATCGTTTTTTAATCCTTCATATTGATTAAGGATATGATTTTTTTGTTCTTCTGTTAGTTTCATTTTTGTTTAAATTACACTTGTTATTGCTTGAGCTAGTTTATATCCTGTGAAGGCACCTATTGCGGCCGAACCCGGTAAAACAATAAACTTACCCAACATAGTTTCATATTTCTTCCTATTAACAATATAAGAAATTAATATGTAATAGGCAATGTAGTTGATTAAAACCAAAAAGTCCAACTCTTTTGTAACAAAAACTACAATTGAATTTCCAAGAAATCCCCACATAAAATTAATAAGTGTTTCACGGATTAACTCACCAGGAGTTGTGATCGCATCTAATATCCCAATCTCTTTATTTAGTCCCTTTTTATTTTTAATTTCCATATTGTCTATCTAAGTAATCAAATAAATTTAAAAACTTAGGAATCTCACCATTTTTAGTTATATAATATTCTCTTAGTTTTGTACAATTAAGTCCATATTTCCTATCATGACCTAATCTGTCTTCAACGTGTTTAATATCAACCTCTTTGTTTAAAATATAAGAAATATTTTTAATAATGTCCAAATTTGTCACTCTGAAAGTTGTTCCAATATTATAAGTGGTATTTACAATCTCATCGTCAAACATTAAATCACAAATAACTTTTACATTATCATAAACATACATCCATTCTCTAACTTGTTCCCCGTCACCATAAACTGGAATTGGTTTACCTTCATTGATTGATCTAGCAATTGTAGGTAAAAACTTTTCCTCAAATTGGTGTTCACCAAAATTATTACAAGTTCTTGTGATAATATATGGTAACCCATAAGTTCTATTGGCAGATAAAACTAACATATCAGATGCCGCTTTAGTTGCGGAATAATATGAGCTAGACTTTAAACTATCATCTTCAGTTGCCGTATGATTAATTGAAAAATGTTCATCCATATCCCCATAAACCTCATCGGTTGAAATGTGTATGAATTTTTTAAGGTTCTTATTTTTTCTTGATATCTCCAATAAATTAAATGTTCCTTCAACATTAGTTCTAACAAATGGTAACCCATTCTTAATTGAATTATCAACGTGAGACTCAGCAGCAAAGTGAACCATGTAATCAAAATCACCAAGTTCATCTGCCGTTACATCACAAATGTCTTTTTGTAAAAAAGAAACATTGTGTTTAAGATTCATTCTACGACCAGCATATGTTAGTTTATCAACACAAAGAACATCACATTCAAAGTTATCTAATAGGTGATTTATAAATGCGGATCCTATAAACCCCGCTCCTCCTGTTACTACTATTTTCATTTTTTCTCTAGTGTTTCTATATGATGTTGCAAGTACCATAATGCTTTCTTAAGGTCCTGTAACTCTTTATCTTTTTTTCCAGCTCTTGAAATATACTTTACCGTATTTCCTAAACTAAATCCTAAATCCCAAGCATCAATAACTTTTATTGCCTCATAAGGATTATCCTCTCCTCCGTAATGGTTAGGATGATTAACTTGTTCTATTTTTATCGGTGGACACTGACAAAGTCCTGAACCACCACATACACATTCTTTTTCCATTATTCTTCTCTATATTCTTTTAATAATTCATCATTTGAAATTGTTCCGTATTTCTCATTAAGACCTTCCATATCAACATCCTTACTCATCATTATTTTAACATCGTAGATTTGATCGGTAGTATTTAAAGATATGTCAATTTCTTTAATAATTTTGTATGGGTCAGCATTTGATCCAGGTCTTCTATCCTCAACATAACCTTTCCAATTTTTTGCAGTATCTCTTGGAATTCTAATTGATGCTCCACGATCTGAAACCCCCCAACTAAATTTATCAATTGATTGTGTTTCAAATTTACCAGTTAAACGAAGATTGTTATCTGACCCGTAAGCTTTAATATGTGCTTCATGTCTTACCTCAAACGCATTAAACAATGATATAAAATATTTTTCGTTACCATCATTTCTCATTTTATCTGTTGAGAAATTTGTATGAAGTCCTGACCCGTTCCATTCCCCTTTTTGAATTGGTTTTGGATGTAGATCAATCCCATAATTATATTTTTCAGAGATTTTATATAAAAAGTACCTGGTCATCCACAAATCATCACCCGCCTTTAATTTACCTTTTGAAAATACTTGGTATTCCCATTGACCTAATGCAACCTCAGCGTTGATCCCTGTAATATCAATTCCGTATTTTAAACACATATCCATATGTTCCTCAACAAAATCTCTTCCTGCAACATATTCACCAACACCACAATAATATTTACCTTGTGGTTCCAAGTTGTTTTCATTGTGCCCTAAAATACATTTGTTATTTCTATCGTAGATAAAATATTCTTGTTCAAACCCAAACCACAAATCTTCTTGATCTCCAATTAGTTTTGATCTTGTGTTAGTTTCGTGTGGTGTACCATCAGAATTCATTACTTCACACAACACGTAAATTGTGTTTGTATTATCACAAAAATAATGTCTAACAGGTATTAAAATACAATCAGAACTGTTACCTTCCGCTTGTAATGTTGATGACCCATCAAAGTTCCATTCAGGGAAATTATTTAGAACTAAACAATTTTTAATTTGCTCATAGTCCACAATTTTAATCTTACTTCTAAGGTTTGGCTCCGGTATATATCCGTCAATCCACACATATTCTAACTTAACTTTCATTTATTTTTATTTATGTATTTTATTATTTCTTCCTCATTTTTTCCCTCATTAAACATCCTGTAGACATTGCGTGAAAATTCATCCGTACACAATACTGCGTCGGCATCTAAATAATTCATAATATCTGTAAGGTGGTTAAGGATGTTCTCTTTCTTTAAAAATCTTTTGTTAAAACCCATTTTTAATCTTCTAAAAATTCTTTTTCTTTTTTCTTGTCCTCTTGTTCAATATTGTAATTTCTCGTTTGATTAATTAACATTATTGTTTTTCTTTTAAATAATGGTAATAATGTTTCTTCAATTGGGAAATCACCTTTACTAATCATTTCTAACACCGGTAACTTTGTTTTGTTTTCGGTCTCAGAAAATGTAGTTATTATCTTTGGTATTGTCAATTTGTTTTTATCATCACAATAAATTAATTTAACATTTGTCTTATTTTCTGGTGATTTTTTTGCTGCCGGAGATACTTCATACTCCCAAACATAATACTTATTGTCTCTCTTATCCAAATGGAAGAAGAAACCTTTGTTAGATAAAATTTCTTTTTTATTCTTCCTGTATTTTGCCTCAATACTATCATAAACTAATGTCCATACAGATTTTGCAATATTGAAATATTCCGTCATCCTTGGTGCAGTGTATTGTAAAATTTTTGTGAATTCTTCATATTCATCAGTTGACATTTCAGGAACACTTTTAATTTTAAGATCTTTCACTAAAAGTTCGTCATCAACTGAATTAAATTTTTTGTTTGTATATATGATTTTCTTATCCCTGATAAGTGTTTGTATGTTTGCTAAATGTAATGATAATTCTATAAATCCAGGGTAAAGTTCCATGTTATCTAACTTTTCACCCATGCGTTGGAAATATGATAGTAATTTATATTCCTTATGTTCACTATCAATTGGCTTTTCAAACATCCAATCGGTGTCCATTACAAATTCTATTTTTTTATTTCTTGCCATTACCCATAAACATAATAATATAATTGTATTCTGTAAAGGTATTAGTCAATTCTCATTACAACAAAAGTTGAATCATTAACTGAAACGGTATCATATTCATTGTTGTAACTACTTAT